CCACCACCATCAAGATAGGTAATCGAATCGATGGTCTGCAGCGGCGGCAACGGGATCTCGAGCGACATCCAGTCCCGCCATTGCATGGGATCGTAGATGCGATCGAAGAAGCGCTGCTGCACACCCCAATAGTACGGCCAGCGGGAAAACCTAGCCTGGCGTAGTTCCCATTGCTGGGTGAGAAGCGCCCGGCCGAGGCGGCCGTCGCGGCCGTCCATTTCTGCGAGAGCCGCGGGCATAAGGACGTCGCTGATATAGTCATCATCGTCGTCGTGATCGACGCGCAGATTCGCTTTCACTTGGTCCAAGGTCAGCGGATTGGCACCGACCTTGCCTTGCACCAGCGTCAAGGTGCGGTGAAGGTGAATATCGCGATCGACGCCCAGCATGGCACGCGGCTCCGCAGATCAGAGGTGACGATCAGGTTCCGACACAGACCCAGCCGACCGTTTCTGTACCGGTCGAAGCGATCAGTGTCGGATTCGAATTGCTGGTCACCTTCCAGCCGTAGAGATTCATGGTGCCGGAGGACGTGCCATAGGTGATGACGGACGTTCCGACACCGGGTGCCGTCGTCAGCTTGAGAGTGGTCGTGCAGGCCACGACGGTTGTCAGGCCCGTGCTCACGACCGTCGGGTTGGTGCCCCCGAGCGCTGTCTCGCCGCGTGCGATCTTGTATCCGTTCGCCACGCCTGCGACGGAGCCGCCGTTCATGGCCGAGGTGACATCCGCACCGTTGACGGTAATCTTTCCGCCTGCCGCCTGGTTGACGTTGAGCACGCCGCGGACTTCCCAATCCGCGCCGCCCTGGGCCATGTAGTTCTTGGTGACGTAATCTGCCGCAGCCGGAAACGCGGCGAGGAAGAGTGCGAGACACGCCAACGCGCCGAGCAGCCCGGCGAAGATGGTACGCGATTTCATGGAACGGATCTCCCGTTGCGAAGTGGAAAGAAAGAGGACGCCCCCGCCCGCTCCCGAAGGCGGGGGCGACGGCGCAGCCGCCGTCGAACGGCTTACGCCGGGGGATTGGGAGTCGGAGCAGTGCGCGGATGGCCTAGCACGGGAACGATAGTGATACCGGCCGCATCGGCGTTTCCAGTCGGCGTCACGGTAAGCTGCCCGTAGGCGCGCGACCCCTTGTAGCCGACCTTGAACACCTTACCGCCATCGGCGTGGGTAAACCCAGCAGCGGCCAGCGTACCGATCAGATCGTCGGCGTTGGTCGCGTCGGTCAGCGCCACGCCATCGCCGAGCGCAGGGTCGTCGCCGACCGTTAGGCCGGCGGCGAAAGTGGCATCGGCATCCGCGAGCACGCCGGTGATGATCAGGAATGCAACGGCGTCATATTTGGCGAAGGGAACGATGCCGCTCTGGACCGGGGCATTGGTATTCGTCGTACCGTGGACGGCGCCAAGAACGTTGATGTCATTAACGATATCGCGCTGCATGGTTTTCCTCCGTGTGCGCAAGGTTGAGCCGGACGCGCGCCCGGCGGATGAATGCTCTTGAATGGTTAGACGAGCTTGTCGCCCATTCCTGTTTTGTTGCCTGGCGTAGTCGCTGCCTCGAGCTCAGCCGTCAGCGTAGCAACGGTCTTCTCGGCATCGGCCATGCGCTTATGCGCTGCCTCGAATTTATCCTCGAGCTCCGCGTTCAGCTTCTTGAGACTGAGAACGCTGTCACCCTCGACCGCGCCTTTGTCGGCCTTGGTTGCCAAACCGGCAGCAATGCGGCTTTTTGCTACGTCCTCGGCAAGGTCAACATGCTGGCCCGGCGCGTAGCTGTGTCCGTGTCCCGCCCAGGACACTAGATTCTTTACGAGCATTTAAATCACTCCCAGTGAATGCTATGCAGCCGGCGCGGCGTTGCGACCGCGCCGGCTCAACCGACCGTCGCTAAGCCGCGTTCTGGTAGCACTTGATAGGATGCGTTCCCGCATCCATCAGATTGCCGTCGACACGCTCGAAGGCGAGAAATCCCACCTGACCCTTTTCCGCGTAACGCTCCGTCAACCGCAGCATCATCACGCCGCCGGCGCGGCGGATTGTGTAGAGTTTAAACTGTCCGTAGGCCATGGACTTAGCATTCGATGCCATGATCGGGCTGTGCTGGTTGATCGTGTAGGGATCACCGTCGATGGTGTCTGGTTCCTTGGTGGCGAGCCCGGACTGCCAGATTGGACGGCCGACGCCATCAACGAGCAATTTGATCGCCCTGAGCGTAGTATCGTGCATCATAAAGCGCGCCCCGTTGCGGTAGTTCGGATCGACGCTGTGCTTCAGGCTGATGATATCGCTGTAGGTGATGCTCGTCGTTTGCCCGGCAGCGCCAATGACGCCCACAGGGGCTATGGTAAAGGCGCCCAACGGCTGGGAGGCGCCCGTACCCACCGTGAACTTGCGATTTTCCGCACGTGCAAGACGGATACCGAACTTGTTGGCGATAAAGGTGTCGAGATCGATTACCGAATCCTGCAGCAGTGCATAGGGAACACGGACAATCTTCGATGAGGCCATATAGGCCTGCATGCGCACCAGGCCAAACTTCGGATTTTCCTCGTCGGACTCCTGGCTGTCGGCAAGAAATTCGCCCTCGCTTGACGTGTCGTCGTCGGTTGGGAACGGCATCTCGGCGCCGGTATCCGTGCGAATTTCACTGCAGACGTTGGGATCGATCATGCCGCCAAAGGCGAGTTCTGCCGAAATGATCTTATTCTGCAGAAGGGTAGGAACCAACACGGCACCCCCCGACATATCGGAACTCGACAGAACATTGTGAAAGGCCGTCTCTTCGGTACCCGTGAAGTTGCCGCGATGCCCGTTGAGCAAAGCGCGCTGCTCCTCGGGAATACCGGCCATGCCGTTGCGCATCCAGGCCATGTGGGCGGCAGAACGTTCGCGCTCCTCGTCCGATATCTCGTCCGGCGACTTACCAGTCGCAATGGCCGTGCGCTCGAGGCGCGCTTTAATCTCCTTGTTGAGGTCATCCTGGTGTTCGATGGCCTCGATCTCCTTGCGCAGAAGATCTTGCGCGGCATCGAGCTTGGCGTGCTGTGCCAGGTTCTCCGCCGTAATGTTTCCGTCCGCCGGCACCAGATTGTTCATCTGGTCGATGATCTTCTTGCGCTCCGCGCGTTTCGCTTTCGCGACGACAAGCGACATGCTTGGTCTCCTTGCTTGAGGTTGAGGTTAAAACCGCGTGTCACACCGCGCGGCCACGGTGATTGGTCGGCGCGCACCGGGGATGCCGGCGCGCCGGGTTTTCTTCGCAGGTGTCTTGTTTCAGGCCGTCTCGACGGACAATGCGATGTTGCGCATTCGGATGCGCGCGATCCGCGCCCGGTTCTCGGCATCCTCGTCGTCGTCTTCGCCGGCCTTCTTCTCGTAAGCCTCGATCACGGCGCGGGCTTCGGTCTTGACGGCTTCCGGGATATCGGTGGCGTCGAGCCGCGTCTCGGCGGCCACCCAGCCCTTATCGACGGCGTGCAGCACGTCGCCGATCACATCGGCAAACGGCAACTTGTAGGAGCCCTTCAGCTTCGGATCGGCCGCGTCCTGCGCCAGAAAGCCCTTCTTGGCCTTGGCAGGATCCGGCGTATCGCCGTTGAAACCGGCCCATTCGAAGATGCGCTCGGCCGCGGCCGGCCCGTTCCAGGTGTCGGACTTGGTGATCGGAAGATCACGCGCCGCAGGGCAAACCCAATCGGCGGCGTTGGTGATCTTCGGCGCCTTGGCGAACATGCCGGGGCGCAGCAGCGCTTCGGTTCCGGTGTCGTCGCCGATCTGGGTGGCGAAGCCGTATTTCACGGCATCGTCGGCGTTCATCCACGTCTCGGCCTTCATCAGCTCCAGCAACTCATCGACGGACAACTTCGAATGGGAGCGATAGGACGGCACGATCATGCTGGCCTCCAGCGTCTCGAGCACCTGTGCCATCGCCAGCATGTCTTCCGCGTCGCCCCAGCAGCCGCCGGAGGCGCGATGGATCATCATCAGCGCGTTCTTCGCCATGACAATATCGTCGCCCGCCATCGAGATCACGGAGGCAATCGACGCTGCCAGCGCATCGACGCGTACCACGATGCGGGCACCGTTCTTCTTGGCGTAATCGCGCAGCAGATTGTGAATTGCCACTCCCTCGAAGACTTCGCCGCCCATCGAGTTAACGTGTACCACGAGCGTCTTCGCTGTGATCGCGTTCAAGGTCTCCGCTACCATGCTGGCGGTGATGTCGTACCAGCCGACATCGCCGTAGATGTAGAGCTCGGACGTGTCCGCATCGGCCGCATTTTTGATCTCGAATCGCGCACCAGGAAGGCGCTGCGGATGCGCGCGGTTTTGGAACCGTTCACTCGACCCTTGAATGGCGCTATTCAACAGCATGGCGATCGTACGCTTCATGGTTCGGTTCCTTTCGTCGGCGGAGCCGCGGTAGTGATCTCGGACATCGGCCGGACGTTGTTGGACATCATCGGGACGTCGCCGCCTTCAACGCCTGGCAGGCGGCGAGCACGGCGCGCTTCGTTTGCCGTGCCGCCGGCGGCAAGTGCTTTCGTGACAGCATCGAGGCGCGCTGTGACGTTCATGGCGTCGAGCTGGTCGCGATCGAACTCGACGACGTGGTCTCCTTTCGGGAAAAACTTGAGGTTGATCTCCGCCTCGTCGCGCTTCAGCCAGCGGTCGAGCCCGGTCATCAGGAACACACGCATGATCCACTCAAGACCCGAGCCCCAGGCCGTCATGTCGGCCATCTCACCGATGAAGAACGGCGGCGTGAGGAAGCCGCGCGCAATATCGACCACGCTGAACTTCATCGCCTCGAGAAGCTCGGCATCCTTCAGCGTCATCTGGTTGGCGGTGAAGGTCATGCCATTATCGAGGAACATCACCTCGCCGGCATTGAACGACCCCTGATAGAGCTGACGAAACTCTTCCTTCATGACGTCGCGCGCTGGAATCGACAGTTCCTTGCCCGCCGGCTGGGTGACGATACCGGAGATCCGTGCACCCGTGCCAAGAATACGGGCCTGCGACTCCTCCATCGCCAACGACGCACCGATGCGCTGACGCGCCATGTGCTGGATGACGGAGATACCTTTCAGACCGTCAAAGCCCAAGCCGCAAATGTGCAGAACGTCCTGCCCCGGCAGGCGATAGACCGAGCCGTCGAGCAGCGTGGTCTGGTAGTCGCGCGCAAAGCCCAGACCAACCTTGCGAATGACGGGCTGGGTGCGGTCCGGCGCTAGAGGAATCAACCCGATGACATCGCCGCCATTGGTGCGGTCGATCAGGGAATAGTGATTTCCCCACAGCATTTGATGAACGGCGGTGAGCTCTTTCCAGTTGTAGGCCGGCAGCGCCAGATCTGGATGGGCGACGCAGGTCAACACCGAATAAAGTGGATCGTCCGTCGCCAGTTTCCGGTCGCCCATCGCATCGCCGTAC